ATCTCTTGCCAGAACCCATATAATTATCATCTAAATTATGTGTACTATGCATTCCTATATAATACCTATTTGTTATAATACATGTTGTTTTATACAAATAATGTATTGTTTTTTCTTTTCTTTTCATAAATTTCATTTCTATATAAATAAAATGAAAAATACAAAAAAGTTAACGGTTATCCTGTTAGGGTTCGAACCTAAACTCTTCTGGACCAAAACCAGACGTGTTGCCAATTACACCACAGGACATTATATTTAGTCACCCATACGGTATTCGAAACCGTGTTTCCAGGATGAAAACCTGGCGTCCTAACCCCTAGACGAATGGGCGATAAAACAAAAAACCCCGATAATTTCTTATCGAGGTCTTTAACTTATATATATATAATTTAAACAATACTCGATAAGCATCAAGGAGTTAATTCCTCCTGAAGTAACAACTGTTCTAGTTGTAGGCTTAAAGTGTATGTGTTTAATGTTTTCATTTTGTATAATGTAAATATAATAAAATTTTCTTTTTTCTAAATAGTTAACGCAAATTTATAAAAAAAATTACAAAAAACAAAAAAAATAATTAAAAAATTGTTTTTTTATTGCTTCCGTCACTATAATATATAATAACTAAACCTTTATAATCACTAGTAACTTCTTGACCTAATATGTTTGTTATTAATGTAATTTCTTTTTTGACATCTGTATTATCTATTGATATTGGACCATATTCAGTTTTATATCCATCATAATCAACTTGAACTATTTTATAATAATTAATAGTTTTACTAAAATCAACATGTCTAACATTGTATTCTGAAATTTCTGATGAATTTCCCTGACCTGGTAGATAAACCATATCAATAAAAGTTTCACCATCATTACTATAAAATAATACAAAATGTGATGAATTATTTTCTGAAGCAGTTGACCAAGCTATAATATTTTCACCATCAATATCGTTTACAGTAAAATGAATTAATTCAACTGGTAAAACAACTGAACAAACTACAGAAGTATTACATTGACCTCCTGCATACCAACAAGCTCCATTTGGCATAGTATTAATTAAACAACTTCCTTGTCCAGGATATATTTGACATGGTTGAACAGTATTTCCACAAGTTGGATTACAAGCATTATTTCCACATTGACCATATGATTGAGCACAACTATTTATTGAACCACCACAATTTGAAAATAATATACATCTCAAAACTCCAGAACAATCTCTATAAACACATGCACATTGAGAAAATAAATTATAATTTATAAACAATAATAATAACAATAAAAACTTATTCATTTTTTTAAATATTATCATTTTTTACAAATGTCATTTCGATAATTTTACTTTCAATAAAATTATTTGCAACAATTACATTTTCACCTTTTTCTTTTCTGTTTAGATATTGATTATATAAATATTTATCTTTCTCTTCAAGTCTATCAATAAATAAAATGCCATTCAAGTGGTCATATTCATGCTGAAAAACAACAGATTGAAATCCTGAAAGTTCCTCTTCTACTTCTTCAAAATTTTCGTTAAAATATTTTACTTTTAAAAAAGAGCTTCTTTGAGTCATAAAAGAAACATTTGGTATACTAAGACAACCGTCTGGTATTGAAACCTTTAATTCTGAATACTCAATAATTTCTGGATTTACAAAAACTAAAATATTATCTCTGATATCATTTTTATAATCTCTTGTAACAAATATTTGTAATGATTCATTTATTTGTGGAGCTGCAAGTCCAGCACCATTTGGTATTGATAATAATGTATCTTTTAGATTTTGTATAATTTCTTTTGTTTTTTCGTTATTCTCTGCTGGTTTAGATTTTTCTCTTAAAACATCTGTTCCAATTTTTACTATTTCTTTAATCATTTTTATATAATTTTCTAAATTCCTCTGTTACTTTTTTATAATTTATTTCAGTTCTTAAATTTCTAAGTTCAATTTTATTTTTACATTTATTTAACTTATGAACAATTATTGTTCTATATCTTTCTGTAAATGTTTTATTTTTATTTAATTCATTAAAAATATTAATTTTTAAATTGTAAAAAGACATTTTTTCAAATGCATCAATAAAAGATTCTTCTCTTTTGATTTTTTTTATTTTTTCAATTATTACAATTCTTTCCAGTATATCCATTATTCTTTTTTAATCATTTTTATTAATTGTTCAAAGCCTTCTATTTTATTATGAATAACAAACTCTAAACAAGTATAAATATTATTATCATGATTTCTTGGCCCCCACACAATACCTTTAACTTCATTTATATTAAGAGTATCAACATATCCCATAGGACATCTTTGTTCTAGAGGAGTCCATACTTTTGAATAACCAATAGGAAGCATTCTATCATAAAATTTAATATCTTCAAATTCTTCTTCCTTTCTAGAGTCTTCATGGCCATAATGACTTAACCATTCTGATTCTATTTTGGCTAGTTTAAAAATTTTTTCTATCATATATTTCTATTTGTTTGTTTTTTTTAAAATGTATATGTAAGTTAGGTATATAAATAAAATTTTTCTCAAACTTAATTTGATGGTTCATAATTTGTTTATAAACAAAAATATTAATATTATATTTTGAGGATAAAAGTTTTAAATCTGTTAATATTATTTTTTGTTCTTGAAAAATGCTTATATTTTTTGGAAGTTGTTTATTATCTTTTTTTTCTAATAAAATTTTTCTATTATGATTATAATCTTTAGAGCTTTCTAAATGTTCATAACTTTCTATGAACACATAATTTGGTTTATGATTAATTATAAGTTGTTCTATTTGTTCTATTGTTTTATAAGGATATAATGTTACCTTATCTATTTCTTTGTGATTATAAGAATTGTTGAAATTAGATGTAAACAATAAAACCTTTTCTTTTTTGTTTGCTAAATAAATATATGTTTCTTCAAAATTTAAAGAATAATAATCTGATGATACAGTAAAAAGTCCTGATTTAAAATTATTTATATTTATTTCTGTTAAAAAATTCATTTATACAAATTTAAGCAAATACATTGTTTTTTCAAACTATTTATAAATAAAACTTAAATAATGATGAATATAAGTGCTAATTACAAAGTTATTCCTTTATCTGGTACTATGGGTCCAGCTGAATTGGGAGATGGTGTTACGGCAAGTACAGTACACAGAGTTTATTGCATATCTGCAGGTAATGTTACAATAAATGCAGCTGGTGGAGGAACCTTCACTTTCACAGCAAGTGCCGCAAATCAATATGTTGATGTTGTTGTTGGTTCTTTAACAGTAAATGCTGGTACTTTCATAGGGTTTAAATCTAAATTTATTCCTAGCCAATTTGGACCATTTAATTAATTAAATTTCATAAAATGAGTTACGGACAATATTGTGAAATAATATCTGAAGATTGTTTGAGCGGAATGACTCAAGAGCAAATTTCTAGAATTTATAGAAGAATTCGAAGAAAGCTTGGTGAGCCAGTAATGGGTGTTGAGTTAGAAGATGAACAGTTAGAAGAATGTCTTTGTGAAGCCATTGAAGAATATTCTTCTTATATACATCAATGGGCTTTAGAAAACAGGCTTTCTCAAATGTTAGGTCTTCCAAATGATATTGATTTTACTTTAAAATTCGTTTCTCAAAATTTTGGATTTGAAAGAACTTTTTCGACAGCTTATGCTGAACAAGTTAATGGATTAGGTGGTGTTAATAGTACAAGAGAACTTAAATTAGATTCTATACCATTGACTGCTGGTACGCAAGATTATGTTATTCCAGCAAATAGAGAAATAAATGAAGTACTTTGGTTTACTCCTAACTTTATTAATTTATTTGGATTAGACCCATTTGCAAATTCAAATATTGCTTTTTCTGAATTTGGCGCTTCTTTTGCTGGTCACACACTTTATCATGTAATGCCAGTCTATGATACTATCCTTACTGCACAAGCTGCAGAATTAAGAAATAAAGTTAGAGGTTCTGAATATTCTTATAGAATAAGAGGTGGAGCTAATGGGACAAAAGTAATCTCTCTTTATCCAATACCAAGAAATAATACAAATACTGGTCTTGGTGCTTCTAATATGGGTATTGGTGGTGGTGCAGGAACTCCAGGCACAATGTTTTATTATTATTATGATAAGATTGGTATAGGTGGAAATGATTTGTACAGCGGTTTTACACAAAATCCTGGTTATACAGGTAGCACAAATCCTGTTGATGGACTCCCAAATCAAGGAAACGGTCTAGTTTCAGGTCCTTCAGATGCTATTTTATATAATTTAAGATATAATGAATTAAATGACCCAGCTAAAACTTGGGTTAAAAAATATGCTCAAGCATTAGCTAAAGAATTATTAGGGTTAGGTGTTAGAGGGAAATTTTCAGGTGAATTACCAATTCCAGATGCTACACTTACAATGAATCATGGTGATTTAATATCTAACGGTAGAGAAGACATGTCAAAATTAAAAGAAGAGTTAAGAGATTTATTAGATAGATTAAATTACAAAGCTCTTCTAGAAAATAATGCACTTATGCAAGAGTATGTTAACAAAACTCTTAGTTATGGTCCACTTCCTATTTATTTAGGATAATAACAATTTTATATGTCTGACAGAAATATAGGAAATAGCAATAGAGATAGAATGCTCAACAGGAATATGAAAAAGCCTGCTGAAGCAAAAGAATTGGACAATTCACAAAAGGGTATAAAGTTATTCTTTGGCGAGAAAGAAAGAAGATTTTTTCAAAACGCAGGTAGAGAAATAACTGAAGACATATTACAAGAATCTTTCATATTATATAGGATTGACTATAAAAGAACTAGAACTCACGATTTATATGGCGAGTCTAAAAAGAAAGCTTATTTAGACCCAGTAGAAGTTTTCGGAAGAATTAACGTAGAAGTTCAAGAGCCTCAATATATGACGCCTGGAGGCTTGATTAAAAAGGGCTACGGTAAAATAACCGCCAGTATGTATGTAACTCACTTGGATGAATTAGGTGTAGAAATTAGAATGGGTGACTTTATGTATCATAAAGGTAATTATTATGAAGTTACTGATGATGGAAGTTCAAATATAGATAACCAACATTCTTGGGGTGGGGATAAATTGTACTCAATAACAGTTAAAGGCGTCGAAGTTAACTCTGATGTATTTAATGCAAGATAAGCATTAACAAGAATAAACAATATACTTAACGTTATTATATTAATCCGCCGTATGTTGGTAAAATAATCTGAACAGTTAAAAAAATTTTATATAACGTCAATTTTAAAACCAACACTCTTTAAAATTGCAGACTCTTTTTTGCTATAAAAATATTTGCCTTTTTTTAATTGACCATATTCATATAGTTTTTCATATTCATTTTGCGTACAATTTTCTAAAACTTTCATATATTTCTTCTCTATTCTAAAAATACCCATCCCAGCCATCTTCTTTAATTGATTATAGCCAGTCATTTTTGTTTTATTAAACATTTCACCAATACTTTGACAACACAAATAAGATTCAAAGTTTATCCTTTCACTCGCAATTGACCTTTCTAGCCTTGTTTTTAAAACATCATTGTTAGCTAGTTTTTTGACTTGGTCTCTTTTCCGCATAAGCGAGTTGGACTTTCCTTTGATAGTATATTTTTGTTTATTGATGTTGTTTATTAAAACTTTAGAATATAATCTAGTTTTAATAACTTGTACACTTTCTGAATTATGAAAATATATAGAACCACATTTTTTGTTATGATTTATTCCATATATCTCTGAAATTTTTTCTATTGAAGAAAAAGTTATGTTTTTACCACCATCTTTATTTTTAATTATTTTAACAATTCCCATATCATTCATTTTATCTAAATGAAATTTGATTGAACTGGGAGATGTTCCTATAAGTTTTGCAGCTTTTCTTACTGAAAAATTATAAATGGTAGAATTTGTATATAGATATTTTAATTTAATAAAGTAAGAAAATGTTAGAATCTCTTCTTTTTCAATAATTTTTTTAATTAAACTATGAGTGATTCTTACTTTTTTCAAATTGAAAATTTTTTGCGAATATATGATTAATAAAATCAAAAATCAAATACTTATAAAAAAATATTTAATATTTATAATAAAGGATAAATTTTAAATTTAAATGTCTATTCAAAAAAATATCAATAAAAATCTAGACGACAGTTTTAAAAATACAAATTATTTACCTCAAAAATTACTTCTTGAAGATATTGATAGAGGTATGAGGGATTTTGTTGTTGATATAAATATTACAGTTGAAGACGCTGAAGGAAACGACTCAAGAGTACCAGTAATATTTTTAACACAAGAAAGATGGGCCGAATTTAAAATGAACTGGAAATTCTTAAAAGATGAAAGTGGAGAAGAAATAACAATGCCATTTATGACTTTAAGAAGAAAGGGCGTAAAAAAAGGAACAGCGCCAGTAAAAAGAACTATTCCAAAGAAATTAAAATTTACTTATGTAAAAGTTCCAACAACAGATGGTGTTTTGGGCGGTTATGAACTTTTTAAAATTCCTCAACCTACTTGGGTTGATGTTGAATATGAATTAAGATTTGTAACTCATTATATGCAGGATGTTAATATTTCTTATGAAAAAATGTTGGAAGAAGCATTTTCTGACGGTCAAGGTTATATGAAAATTAATGGATATAACATACCAGCTATTTTGGGAGACCCGAGTGAAGATAATACTGTTGATAATATAGATTCAGATAGATATTTTCAATTAGTTTATCCTTTAACTGTGTATTCTAGAATAGTAGACCCTAAGAAATTTGAGCGTGTTCAAACGATTACAAAAATTTCTATAGAAATTAGAGAGGATGAATGTTAGTTTTGATTTTTTTTATCCTATTTATTGAAAAACTATAAACAAATTAATAAAAAACAATAATCAGATGGCAACTATATTCGTATCGCCTGGTGTTTACACAAGAGAACAAGATTTCTCAGTTTTCGCATCAAGAGTAGGTTTAACTAAATTAGGACTTGTAGGTTTAACTGAAAAAGGTCCAGCTTTTGAACCAATCAAAGTAAGAAGTACAGATGAATTTCTTTTTAGATTTGGTGGAACAAATACTGAATTACAACTTCCTTATGTGGCAAATGCCTTTTTATCACAATCAAATGAATTAACTGTAACTAGAGTTCTTGGTAAAGAAGGTTTCGTTGATTCTAACGCTTGGCTAATTAAAGCTGAAGGTTCTGGCGATAAGAATGGGGCTGTAATTGCAGTACTAAGAAGTAAATCACCAGATGAAGGAACAAGCTTTTATGCTAACAATGAAACTGACATTCAAATAGGTGTAGTAACTGCTGGAGCTCCTTTGTCTAATTTTGTTTTAAGTGCAAGTACTGGTTCTTATTTCTCTGCTTATACTTTGAATGTTACATTAGATGAAAGCAAAGAAAGTTATATAGTAAATGTTTTAGGTAAAAACCCTAAGAAACTAGACGGAGATTATGGTATATATGTTGAATCTATATATCCTCACTTCTTGAGAGAAGCTGTTTCTAGAGGAGAAATTACTGGAATTACTGCTCAATTAGTTTATTCTAACGGTGACACATCATTTACAGAATATGCTAAAGATACAGAATATACAAATCCTTCAACACCTTGGATTGTTTCTAATGTTGTTGGTGGACAAGTAAGAGATTTGTTTAAGTTTCAATCAATTTCTGATGGTAATTCTGCCAACAGAGAAATAAAAATATCAATTACAAATATTGATACTATAACAAAAACTTTCGATGTATTAATTAGAGATTTTAACGATACTGATAGTTCTTCTTTCCAAACTGCACTTGAAAGATTTAGAGGCGTGTCAATGGACCCAACTCAAAGAAATTATATTGCAAGAGTAATTGGTACAACTGATGAAGAATATCCAAGACAATCTTTGTTTGTAACTATTGACATGGCTGAAGGGCATCCTTCAAATGTTGTTCCTGCTGGTTTTAAAGGATATTCTCAAAGACAGGCTGGATTAAGTGGTGAGACTGCTGCTCCATTCTATTATAAGACTAGTTATTTATCTGGAGATTCTGTAAATAAAGTTTTCTTAGGAATTTCTGAATTAGCATATACAGGCTTTACTTCAAATCAAGTTAATTACGCAAATACAATAAATACAGTAGAGGCTGACATGTTTAAGTATGTTGGTGGACTTGCTAGTGGAATCACAACAATAGATGGTTTCCACCTTGAATCTACTGCTCCTGTTGGCTATATAAAAGGTGATTATAATGCACTTAGTGGTTATACTAAAGCTGAAAGAAAATTCACTTTAGCTCCTGCAGGTGGTTTTGATGGATGGAATAAGTTTAGAACTCCAACTTTTACAGTTAATTCAAGAGATAATTCAAATAGAGAAGCATTTAAAGAAGCTGTTGACATTTATGTAAACCCTGAAGAAGTTGACATTAACTTATTTGCAACTCCTGGTATAAACTATTCAGAAAATGAGGAAATAGTTAAATATGCACTTGGAATAATAGAAGATAGAGCAGATACTCTTTACATCATTGATTCTCCAAGGCTCACTACTGACCAAGCAAAAGGAACTCCTGAAGAAGCAGTATTGAATATGCAAGATACAGGAATAGATTCTAGTTATGCAGCAACATATTGGCCTTGGGTTCAAATTGAAGACCAAACAAGTGGCAAATTTGTTTATATTGCTCCAACAGCAGAAGTTGTTAAATCAATTGCTTTAACTGATAATGTAGCATTCCCTTGGTTTGCGCCTGCAGGTATAAACAGAGGTACTGCTTCTGACATTGTTAGAAAAGCAGATATTAAGTTAAGTCAAGCACAAAGAGATACGTTATACGAAGGAAGAATTAATCCAATTGCAACATTTGTTCAAAACGGAGTTGTAATATATGGTCAAAAAACTCTTCAAGTTAGACAGTCTGCTCTTGATAGAATTAATGTTAGAAGATTACTGTTACAAATTAGAAGAATTGTTGCAGCTACTTCTCAGACATTATTGTTCGAACAAAACGACCAAACTTTAAGAGACCAGTTCTTATCTAAAGTTGAACCATTGTTGTTACAAATACAAAACCAAAGAGGTTTAAGTGGATTTAGAGTTGTAATGGATGAGTCTAATAACCCTGCAGAAGTTGTTGACAGAAATACATTAGTAGGTAAGATTCAATTGAAACCAACTAGAACTGCTGAATTTATAGACCTTACGTTCCAAGTACTTCCTACTGGTGCTAGGTTTGAGGATTTTTAATTTCTAATTATCAAATAAAATCAAAGGGATACAGAAATGTATCCCTTTTTTATTAAAGATTTATTTTTTAAAAAAAATAAAAAAAACAATAAAAATTTTTTTTGTTTCATATTTATAATAGAACATAAGAAACAATTAAAAAAAAATAGAGATGGCTGTAATGTTTAGACCAGTTCCAGTAGAACAGGAACCAAAAAGAAAAAATAGATTCGTACTTGAATTCCCTTCTGAATTAGGTATTGAATCATTCAATGTACAAACTTCTGGAAAACCTACAATAGAAATCGGTAGTACTGAAATCCAATATATGAATACTAGCACATTCGTTGCAGGAAGATATAAGTGGAGCACAATTGATATTGAATTTATTGATGTAATAGGACCTTCTACTACTCAAAAGGTTATGGAGTGGGTTAGACTTCATGCAGAATCTGCAACTGGTAGAATGGGTTATGCTGTTGGTTACAAAAAGAATTTAGTACTTAAGGCTTTAGACCCAGTTGGTGTTGAAGTTGAAAAGTGGACTTTAATTGGATGCTTTATAACTAACGCTTCATTTGATAGTTATGATTATGGAGCAGATGATGTTTCTAGAGTAAAAATTACAGTACAGCCAGATAGATGTTTACTTAACGCATAAAATAATAATAAATATACAAAAAAAGGAGACTAATTTGATGCGGTCTCCTTTTTTTTTACTATTTATTTTTAGCTATAAATTTATTTTGCAAATGAGTTATTTAAGGTTATATAGAGATTTTTATTGTATAGAAATTGAAAATTTAAACGAAACATACATTCCAATAAATGTCTTTGATGTAAGCGCTAATGTTATAATCAGAAATACAAATCAAACAATAGAAAGTCCAAATGTAATTTTTGAAACTTTAGGTAAATATTATGTAGATTTAACGGCTGGACTATATAGTATTGATGAAACATATGAAATAAATTGGTTAGTTAAATATACAGCAGAAAGTCCATTAAAAAAATTAATAACAAGATTTAAATTAGTTCCTATAGTAGTTGGTCAAAATGTCGACATTAGATTAGAAACTAATGAAATAAGATTAGAAATTATAAGTTAATAAATTATGTCACAAGGTCAGAAACCATTTATAATAAAAAGAAATGATACAGCACCTGCTTTAATAGCAACTGTTTATGACAAAGGCTGTTTGGGTAACTGGGAAAGATTTAACCTTACTACAGTTACACAAATTAATTTTTCAATGATTGATGATTGTGGTGTATTAATTATTTCTTCTCAATCCGCTCAAACTATATCTGCTACCAGTGGAATTATACAATATAATTGGAAAGAAGGAGAAACTTCTATTTCTGGAAATTATGTTGGTGAATTTGAGCTTTTTTTTGCTGATGGAAAAAAAATGTCTTTACCAAGAGAGGGTGGTATAAGCATTAAGATAGAAGATGATATAAATGATATGTAAATAAATAATTGTGTCTGGACAGTATTTTTATAAGATAAATGATAATTTTTTACCAATTAGCGGTGGCACCGTTACTGGTGATAGCTACTTTAATGCTAGTTTATCTGCTAATACTTTTTACTCTGGTTCTACAAATCTTGAAGATATATTTTTAACTAGCACAGATATTTCTGGAACAACATTAACTGAAGGTAGTAACATTAATTTAGTACAAAATGGATTAAATTATAAAGTTTCAGTTCAAGATTCTCCCAGCTTTAATAATGTAAGTTTTTCAGGCGAAGCTTTTGGAGGAAATATATATGCAGATACAATAACTGGTGAAACTTATTATGTAAACAATAAAATAGAACCATTAAATGATAATTCGGTTGACATTGGAAGTTCTTCTAAAAGATTTAGAAATATAAACACTGTCAGTGGAGCATCAACATTTTGGACTGCATCAACTGAGGTTTATACACAAAATTTAAATCTTGGAAATGATTTACTTGGCAATTCAAGAATTATTACAGCAAATAATTCAGTTATTCAAGATGACACATTGTTTGGAGGAACATATTAAATTCAAATAAAAAAAAAATATATATTTATTAATAGTGATAAAAAATAAAAAATAAACAATAAAAAATGGCAACTAGAAGCACTACTCATGTATTAAAGAACTCGGATATAGTAAATAGACCGTTACCATCAGTCCTTATAAAAGGTGAACCTATTGTAAATACTGCAGATGGTATTGTTTTTTTCTCTGGTTTTACAACTTCAACATCTGAATGGACTGCAGCAGGAACTGGTTCTACAGCAAACTTTTTTGAAGTAGGTTCAAATCTTTATGATTTAAGATTAAGAAATCAAATAATCGAATATCAAGGTCAAAATGGTGGAGCATTAGTTGGTAAGTTCTTAAGTGGTACAACAAGTGGATTTGTTTTAGGTAATATTTCGGAAATACAAGGAGTTACAACAAGAGTTCAGCCTGGAGTAAATATATATACTGGAGGAACTGCTGATAACCCAACAGTTAATCTTACAGCATCTCCTTCAATTGATAACCTTACTTTTTCAGGTACTGCAACTGGTGGAAATGTTTTTGCAACAAACGTAAGTGGTGGAACTATTTATTCTGGTTCAACAAACTTATATGA